CCATGAGCTGCGCGCCGGCTCGCATTTCGGCCGCCGCTTGCTGATCTTGCTGTGCCTTGGCCTGAGCTTGGGCTTGCAGGTACTGGTTGGTTTGCAGGTTCTGCTGTGCACCTTGCAACTGCAACTGACTCTGCTGAAGCCCGAGCAGCTTGGAATAGGTATCGATCCCGGAGTTCGGGTTGATTTGTAGCGCAACGGCGTCCATGTCTTTCCTCTGTTAGCTCGTAGGCGCCATGCCGAAGTCCATTGACTGGGCTTGTGGTGTGCCAGGTTTGTTCATCAGCCAGGGCAACGAGGCGGCGCTGCTCAACGAGTTGGCGGTACCCACGATGCCACCGGCCAAAGCAGTGCCAGCATTGGCCACATTGGCGCCAATCGAGTTGGCGTAGCTCGAGCCACCCGTTGCCGAGTTGGACGCCGCGGCTTGGCCCTGATTGGCGATGCCCGCCAGTCGACCGTAAATGTTGCCCTGCTGCGTCTGGTACTGATTAAAGGCGTTGTTAAATGCCGTGTTCGCAGCGCCCTGATTGAACGACATCAGATCCTTCTGAGCAGCACCCGACAGGGCGCCTGACCCGGCGGCGTCGCCGTTCAATATGCCCTGCTGTCCTTGCTGAAGCTGGAACTGGTACGCCGGGGACATCTTGTGGAACTGGTCGATCGAGAACGGGGTCAGCAACGAGCCAAAGCCACCCGGGCCAGAAGGCGCCGATTGCGCGCCCGATTGGGAGGAACTTGTGTTAGGCCCTCCTGCCGTTACATAGGACGGCCAGATCCCGGTCAGAGTTTCGCTCGACGTGCTGGACGGGCCGGCCTGTAACTGCGGAGTGACGTTGGCGCCGGGGCCACCGGCGCCATTCTGCCCCGTGGTTTGCAGATAGCTTGCGTCGCCAAATCCACCACCACCACCGCCCATGCCATTGGCGCCTGCGCCCATGCGGCCACCGCCGCCGCCGTAGTTGGGCGTACTGGCCGTAGATTGTCCCGTCGGCGAATTATAGCCGGGGATGCCGAGCAGGAAGTTCAGGTAGTTCTGAGCGCCGTAACCCGCTTGAACATACGGACTCTCGTTGGCGAGAGTCTGATTGAACATGTTTTGTTGGATCTGCGCTGCTTGTGTCGACGCATCGGCTTGCGTCTGCGCGGCTGAATTGGCGGCGATGCCCCCAACAATGGCGCTACCGATGACGGCCGTTGCAAACCATGTCATGCTTTTTGCTCCAAGCGGTCTGTAATCAGTCGATTACTCGCGTCGAATAACGCTTTCTCGTCTGGTTCAATGATTTCTTTTTCGATCTCATCGAGATCGGTCTGGTCTGTGCGATGAACGGTCATGCAGACCGCATCGGTATGGGCATAAACCGCCCGCTTTGTGCCGGGCTTTGACACGAACACCTTGGGGCCGACAACGGTTTCTCGATAGCCGTCACCGACGATCGTCACCTCGCCCGAAGCGACGATGTATAGGTGTTCTTTCTTGTGAACCTTACCGACGATCGTGCAGCCCGCCGGCCGAAACACCTCGCGGCAGTACATGCCGTCGGCAAAATAGTGTTTCGTCTCTAACGTCACCTGCGGCATCTGGGACATCGTGGCTTGTAACGCCTCGATGCCCTCCCGCGTGGGGACTGCCGCCAGGGCGTTATTCGACAAGCAGCGTCACCACCGCGCCGGCCGCGGCACTGGTCGAATCGGAGTCAGCGGCAGCGCCGGTGACCGCCACCCACAGCTCGCCGTTGCCCGTCACCGGCGGCAGCATTTGCAGCACGTTGGCGCTCGCCGCCACGCCGATGGTCATGGCCGGGACGGTCGTGCCGACGGTCACGCCGGTGTTCGTCCAATACAGCTTGATGTAGATCGCCGTGGCGACGTTAGCGACCGAGATGCCAGTCACGTTGGCCGTCTGTCCGGCGCGTACCGGCTGAAGGTTCGTGCTGGACGTCGTGGTGAATTTGTACGGTACTGCGGAAGCCATTTAGCGCCTCATTGAGGTACGAAAGTAAGTTGGGGAGTCGACGAGTAGCGAATAATCAGCGAGTCACCGGCCGAGACCGGGAAACAGCCCGCCGTCATCCCGGTCGTGTAATTGGTCGACCCGTTCCGGCTGAATTGGATGAGCGAGATCGTCCCGCCGTTCACGATCAAAAAACCGCGCTGCGGAGCCACGAAGGTGTACGGCGACTGCACCGGGGTGACCGCGTATTCGTTCGCCGGCGGGTTGCCGTTCAGCAACGACTTAAAGAAGAAATACCAGACCTTGTTGGTCTGCTTGCCCTCGGTCAGCGAGACCTCGAACGTCGGCAGGTTATTGGTCGCAACGGTCAAGCCGCTTCTCCTTCGTTGGCCTCACCCTGCGCCCACAGCGTGGCACCCACGATGTCGCGAGGGACGGGATCGGTAAAGTTGAGTTCGAACACCCGGTCGCGAGCGCGGCCCAGTCGGCGCCACGTTGCACGGTTGCGGGTCTGGCCGACGAGACCGATGCTCGTCCAATGCTCGTTGCCCCAACTGAAGCCGCCGTCGTTCGACCACCGCAGCATGGCTTGCGGGTTGGCGCCCTGCCCGGTCTGTAGACCGACGCCGGGGGTGAATTCGACCTGAATGGCAGCCATGAACACGCGCTGGCGGTTCTCACGCGACCAGACGTGCGGGGTGCGCCGTTGGCAGCGGAGGATGTTCCCCGCGTCGGTGTAGACCTGACGCGACATCTGGTGGATTTGGCCGGTCTGGTAGTCACCGACCAGTCGCAGATCCTGCATGTTCATGTAACAGTTCGAGCGGTGGCGGTGGTAGACGCCGGCGGTGGAATCCCACGACGCCCGCTGGTGCCACATCTTGGTGGTCGCGTCGAACACCCACGTCACGTCAGCGGTCGGGAAGGTCAGGACATAGAACATATGCCCCTCCTCCTCGTACGCGTAACCGATCGCGTCGGACACGTACGGGTAGCCCGAGATGGCGTGTTCGATCGCGTGAGTGCTGATGCGCTCCCATGTGTACTGGTTGGTCGCCACCACCATGTTCTCGCCCTGCTCATTGCGGGCAAGCCACACCAACGCCGGGCCCATGCGGGTGATCGAGTGCTTGGCCGAGCAGCCGATCTGCGGGCCGACGCCGGGTAGGCGGCTGAACGCAAAGTTGGCGCCGCCCTGGTTAAACCACACCTCGCTCGTCCGCTCACCGATCAGCCACAGCTCGCGGTTGTTCTCGTACAGCGTGACGAGGTTGTCGGTCGAGCTGTCTTTGAGCGCGTAGAAGGCGCCCGCGAAGCTGACAGTGTACGGCACCGGCGCGGTGGTGAAGAACGTGCGCGTCTGGGTGTTGTTGAAGATCAGCCAGCCTTCGATGAAGGCGACGCGATCGGCGGGTAGCCACGCCGGGTCGGTGATCTGCTGGAAGGCCGGCAGCGTGGCCGTCAGGGTGTCTGAGGTGCTGATGGTGGCCGTCGCGTTGGCCGACAGGGTCAACGTCAGGGCGTTGTAACTGACGCCCGTAATGGTCGTTCCGGCCGGTATTGCACCGCCCGAATCGCTGACGGTGGCGCCGCAAATGAATTGGTAGTTCGGCGAGCCGGTGAAGGTGACTACGTTGCTACCGGCGGTCGTGGTGACCGTCGTGGTCGCCGTGCCGGCGCCGCTCAGGCGATACAGGTAGCCGTAGGTGCCGTCGACGATGACAGCGTAGCCGCCCAGACCGCCGAAAATGGCGCCGTTGTCGCGGATGCAGACCGGCCCCGAATTGGTGTTTAGCGTCCCGACCACCGCGGTCGAGAACTGAGCAATGCTCGACTGCGTGGCCGGCACCGTCATCGTGATGAGGTAGACCGTCGCGCCGACCACGGCAAGGGCCGTAGAACCGCCGGGAAGCACCCACGAGCCGCGAACGGGGCCTGTCTGGGTGCTGAGTATGGGATTCAGGCCGGGGCAGCCCAGAAGCGCTATAGGCTCCTTGGCGTCCTTCTCGGCATCGATCTCGGCATACCAATTGATGAGCCGCTGGGCATCCTGCAACAGCATCGGGGCTTCATACGCGCTCCCGACTAGGCCGAAATCAGCGCCCTCGTAACTCACGCGAAGCCGCCGTGCATGATCCAACCGGCGTCGGTGCGGCGACTGCGGACGATGTCGCGGTCGAAGAAGGCTTCGACGTCCGGAATCTCGTTCAACGCTTTAATCGCTGCCTTCGATTCCATCGCTTGCTTTACCAGCAACGCCCCGGCGGTCTTGCCGTACTCGGGGGCCAGCTCGAGGGCGAGGTTTTTCTTGAGCGCTCGCGCAAAGCCTTGCGGGAGATTGATCGCCTGATTGACGTTCGCGAAGTCCGTCAGGATCGTGTCCGTCCACAGGTGCAACGAGCCCGCTTGCGACGGATTGGGGTAGAAATACAGGTTCCCGATCGGGTACGTCGGGTCGTAATAGCACAGGATCGGCCACGGGCCGGCCAGACCTTTGAGGCCAATGGCGGTGTACTTGTCGCGACCGACGATGTCGATGGGGTAATCGAGCCCGGTGTTACCGCTTGAGGTGATGCGGGTGAACGCGTTCGTGATCCGCAGCGGGCGGCCAATGGGGAAATTGCCCGGGGTCGTGTAGGTGATCGTCTCGGCCGCCGACACCGTCGCCGTCGCATTCGCCGACATGGTCACCGTGTTGGTGCCGATCGACAGGATGGTGGTGCCGGAGGGGATCGCCGACTGCACGTCGGTGAGCGTGCCGCCCACGACGAGGTTGGACGGGATGGTCACGCCCGAGATAGTGGGTGAGCCGCTGACGAGGGTACCGGTGAACGTGCCGCCGACGGGGTTGCCGACGGTGTACTGGTATTGACCTGGCGTAAAGGTGAGGATGTTCTCGACCGACGAGAAGATCATCAGCTTGTCGATCGACCACGCCTCGATGAGGTCGTTTAGGACCATCAGGGCGTCAGCCGCGTCTGCGGCGCTTGGGGTTTCGCCGGCTTCCAATGCGTTGATGTTACGCAAGGCGCCGGTGATGATGTCCATTGCGGTGGTGCTGTTTGCAGCCATTATCTAACCATGCCTCCAAGGCGCATCATCGAAAGGTTGAGCGTTGCTTCGTAGGGCGTCGAATTCGCAGCCGGCGTGCCGCCGTAGGCCGCGATGATGTCGGTGCCGTCCAAAGTGTTTGAGGTGCCGTTGGTCGCCATTGGACTGTTGCCAATGCTGATCAAACAGATCGCATCGCAATGCACGCGAATCATGGCCGTGTAACCCGAAAACTGGGCTAACGCGGTGCTGCTTCCCGTGATTGCGATGGTCTGTTCCGCTACCGGGGGCTCTTGCGGAGCCTGACCGGCCATCGGCGCGTAATTGGTCGCCGACGGTACGCTCGCAATCTGGCGGTATTCCGAGACGTATAGCGTTGCTATTTAGACGATGGCTGACGGGAAGGTTGACAGGCCCAAATTCGCGTTCTCATAACGAGAAACGAGAATCAGGATCTGATAGTTGCTTTGCGCGCCAATCGTGCTGCCCGTCGAATTGACGAACTGCACGATGATCGAGCCCGCCGTAGAACACCACGAGGACCCGACCGACAGGCCGGCAACGTGGGACTGCGACTGAACGTCGACGATGTCGTAAGGCAACACGCCCGGCAGCGAGTAAGTGGCGGTATTGGACGTGTTGGCAGTCACCGAAGGCGTCGTAATCGCCAACGCGAGCAGTTCCTGCAACTTACAATTGCCGCCTTGGGGAGTAGTTCCACCTGGCATTGATTTCTCCTAAAAAGGGCCGGTATTACCCGGCCCCGTTGATCAGTTGGTGGTAATCGCCGACGGCAGCGACGAGAACGTACCCGGGCTGGTCGACACGCTCGAGATGTACCGAGCGACCGTAATCAAGTACGTACCCGACGGGGGCGTGATCGTCGCAGCCGACGTCACCCAGTCGATGTAGAACTTGTCAGCCGTCGACGTGTCGACGCGGAAGCCACCGATCGAGCAGCTCGCCGCGGTGCTGGGCGGGTTGATCGCAAGGATCACGTCGCCGGCCAAGATGCCGGTCGCCGCGGTCGCGTACGTCGCGCCGTTCAAGCCGTACGACTGCTCGACCGAGCTGGCCGTCGCAATCTGAGTCGGAGTGATGGACACCGCAATCGTCTGAATGGTCTGCAAAGTCGACCGCGGCGGCTGGGTGTTGGTCGTGCCAATAGTGGCCGGTCCAGGATTAGCCATTGAAAAGTACCTCGGAAAAGAAGGGGATAGAGGGGGCTGTTACGCCCCCTCCGTCGATTAGCCGGCGATCTTGACGCCCAGTTCCGGATAGAGCGAAGCCCATCCGTAGAGCACGTCAAAGCGGGTGGGCAGGGCATCGTTGTTGATCGTGTACTGACGAACAACGCGGAAGTTGATACCTGCTTCCTCGTCGACCGCACGCGCGGCCATATCGACGCCGCCCGGCAGATCGAGGTCGGCGAACGCCAACGCCAAGCAGTCGCGGTGCATCGCAATGTTCTGCGGCGACACCGTGCCGGCATAAGCGCCCGACGCCGAGCCCCAGACCTGAATCGCGGCGTTGCTCGCAGGCTGCGCCGTGACGTTCTGGAACTGGCCACCGTAGATGCCCGCGTTCTTGACGTAGAAGTCGAGAGCGCCGCCCGAGGACGAGCTGTAGACACCGGTCGTGCTGTTGTACGTACCGTTCGACAACGTCGACGGCGGCGCAATAACGACGAACTGGCGCAGACGGTTGGAGCCGTACGCACCGCGGTTCTGCGGGTTGGCCGAGTACACGCCCGCGACGGTGATCACGTCGCCAACGGTCAGGCGAGCCGCCGCCGAAGCCGTCCAGCCCGTGGACTGGATAAGACCCGACGACGCCCAACCCGACGAGAGCCACGCGCTTGAGGTGTTGTTCGACAAGGTCGGCGTACCGCCCTGGGCGCCTACGGTGTAGGACACCACGTTCTGATCCATGTACCAGTCGAAGCCGGCGAAGTTCTTGGCGACCAAGCCCTTCTCGATCTGCTCGGCAACGCCCGACTGCGGGTTGAACAGGCCTTTCACGGAATCCTGCGCGTACGCCATGCTGAACGGGTCAAGGATGACCACGCGCTCGCCATCGCGAGGCGCGGCTTCACCGTCGAGGATCGCGCCCGCGAGCGTGAAGCTCAGGAACGACGCCGGCGGCGTACCCGGGGTACCGACCGCGTTCGGGATGTTCTGGTACGCATACGTCGCGCCGTCGCGGTCGATCTTGTTCGCGACCGCAGCAACCGCCGGGTTGATGATGCGTTCCTTGAACATGTCGACGCTGGTCGCGAGGTCGGCCGTCGTGAACTGCACGTCGACGTGGAACTGGGTCGTGAGCGTGACCGGAATGTAGGTCTCGTTCGTGTCTTCCACGTTCAACGCCGGGCCGGTCGTACCGATGTAACGGGGCGGCTTGCGGACGTTGACGGTGTAACCGACCTTGGCGCCCGACAGGGCGAATTGCGAGGCGTACTGACGATTAACGTGATCGGCAAAGCACAGATCGTTTTCGAGGACCATCAGGCCCTCGTTCGTGATCTGACTGATAGTCAGAAGGTTGTTAGACAAGACAGTCTCCTATGCGCTTTAGCGCCGGCGCTGCCTCAATTCGTTCATCCGGAGCCGTTTGTAGTCCTGAAAGCTCAACGCCTCTCTCGAGTTCGTGGCTACAGGGGCTTCAGATCCACGAATTGAAGCAACGGGCGCGGGTGCGCGAGTGGTTTCAATAGTGGTTTTGGGCTTGGCTTCCGCTTTCGCTTCTGCCGAGGCCGATTTCTCAAACGATGTTTCGATCTTGCCGAGCTCGAGCAGCGCCTTCGCCGCGGGCAACGCAAAGATCCGCTTCTGATCGTCTGGATTTTTCGCCAAGTGGTACGCGATATGCGGGCCGTATTCGGACTCCAATATCGCGGCCTGTACGTGCGCTGGAACGGCCACTTTCACCCGGTCGGCGGCTGAAATGACCTCGTCGAAGTCCTCAAATTCGGACTTCGCAAGCTCCACACGAGTCTTCATCAACTCGTTTTGGCGTTCCATCGCCAGACGCTGCCGCTCGTCATCACGGGCTTTAGCGATCTGTTGTTCGGTCAGCTTGCGGTTGAAGTCCGTCAAGGCCTTCGCGAACGAGGCGATGTCCTGATAATCAGCCGGATTGGGCTCTTTGAGTGCCTCAGTCTTGGGC